CTGGTATTCCTTGGCGATCTCCTGCCAGTAGGCCATCCCCGGGGCCGCGTCGAGGAGCCCCGCTTTATAGCCTTCGTTGTATGCGTTCTTGACCGCGATCTGGCCCTCGGCGATAGCGGCATCAAGGAGATGGACTACCAGGTCCGCCGGATAGGATTTCCCGGACTCTAGCCTGTACTGCGTCAGTGAGCTGATCGGCAAGCTCGTCTCTTGCGCCGGTAAGCTCATCGGCCCGAGGAGACTGAGACACAAGATCAGCGGCAGGAGTTTGGACAATCGCATTGTATTTCTCCTTCCATGCTTTTTCAGCGGCGGCGGTCGCGGCTAGTTCTAGGCGCAGGGTGGCTAGATCTTGGCCCCGCCGATACGCGACGAAGCCCAGGACCCCGACCAGGACGACAAGGGCGAGGATTACGGCGGCCAGGGCGATGGTGGCGGGCTTCACCCCTGCCCCGCTGGCAGGCCGAAATGCTCTCGGGCCTCCGCTTCGCTGTCAAACCAGCTCCAGCCCTGTACTGGGTAGGTGTACTCTGTATGCTTGGCGCGTTCGAGCTTGAAGTCCCGGCTCTCTACGAAATTCGGCCCGAAAAGTAGGGCCCCTTCGTCATTCTTATAGAATCCGCTTGTATCGTCCATATACTCTCCTTTAGCCTGTGATTGTCCAGCCCTTGTTTAGTGCGATGTCGCGCTCCGCCTGGGTGAGTGCGGCGGCTCCAGGGGTGCCAGATATTGTAATTGTTTTTCCTGTTACTGTAGCAAGGTTGTTGAATATTTCTACGATGGCTTCTCGGGCTAGTCCTGCATTCAAAAAGCTGATTGTATTGTTTATTCCGGTCATTTTGCATCGAGAAAGCTTGTAACAATTTCTGGCAAAATTCCCAAAAGTACTTGTATTTCCAGAGGCATCTAAAGCCGGAATCTCCAATAATGTTTCGCATCCATCAACAAAATTATTAAAATTTACAACTGTTGACGGACAGGTTGAAAATGGCAATATTGGCAGGCTTTTGCAATTTGAAAACATACTGGAAAGCCTGGTTGAAAGAGGATTCAGTATAAAATTATTTATTTCTTCTAATTGCGGGCAGTTGTAAAACGCATAGCTGATAATAGGGGGTAAGGAGATCCCTGTAAATGTTACTCTTTTCAACTGTAGACAACTATAAAACATTGATTCCATGCTAGTGTTTTCGCTTAAATCCCCGGTAAACTCTGTAATTGCTGTTTCGCGGTAAAAACTTCCTAAGCCCCCACTTAAAGGAGGTGCTGGGAGTGGGGCTAGTTTTATACAGCCTCTAAATAACGAATAGTAGCTACTAGCTTGCTGGTATCCGGTAAAACTCAAATATTTCAAACTGGAACAATTACTAAAAAATGATTCCGCATTGCCAATAATATTCCCCATGCTGACTGATGACAGGGATGGGCAATTATAAAAAGTAGTTGTCAGTTCCGATCCAAAAACATTACCGCCACTATAGCGCTCTAAAAATTTTGCCGGAGTAGCACCTATATGTCTAAAATGTTCATTGGCTGTTAATCCAGATACTAGAAACTCAAGGAAGTAATGATTGTATGGCTGATTATTAGCGCTGTTGAAATAATAGGTACAGTTGCTAGTAAGGCTAGTGAGCCTAATTATTACTTGCTTGTATCCTCTTGAACAACGGGATGATTCAGGGAGGGCTGAAAAAATATAGGTATGACTACTTGTTTCTCCGGAAGCCTTTGTTTCAACGACTCCATCTCCCCAGTCTATTGAATACGCTTGTCCGCTCCAGCTAATAAAATCAGTAAGGGCAGGCATCCCTTCAAAAACTGCATACAATATTGCCACTTCAGGATATTCTTCTGAAAAAGATGTAGGCATCGGCAACCAGTCCGCCGGCCTCTGCCATGTGTCAACTGTAGGGGGTTTTCTGTCGGCAATTACCCTATGCAACGTTAAATCGTTTTTCATTCCACCACCTCAACCTCGGAGATAAAATCTCCGTCCCCGTCATAGGTTATCGTGTAAACACGCTGGCCCGTTTGCGTGACGCCATCGGCAGCGAAAAACGTAACCGTCCTGGTCGTATAGGCCGGCGAAGTACCGCCGGATAGTACGGAGCGCTTGCGGAGATTACCGAGGGAGTCGCGGAATTCGATAGTTGTGAAAATGCCGCTTGCATCCTTGTTGGAGCACTCGACGGAATACCCTTCGTAGCTCTCCCCGGGGGTTCCCTGAGGGCCTGCGGGGCCCTGTTCCCCTTGCGGTCCGGCTACTCCCTGTGGTCCCGTTTCCCCTTGGATTCCCTGGAGTCCTTGTTCTCCCTGGGGTCCTTGTGGGCCTATTTCCCCCTGAATCCCCTGGATGCCTTGAGGCCCTACCAGCCCTTGCTCGCCTTGAGGGCCGGCCGGTCCAGTTTCCCCTTGAGGCCCCGCTGGGCCCTGAATCCCTTGTGACCCCTGTGGCCCTGCGGGACCGGTTTCCCCCTGGTCGCCCTTGTCGCCTTTCGGGCCGCGAGGGCCGGGGCTTCCGATGTTCACGGTGTAAACAAGCGGCCGTTCGCTGGCGCCGATTGTATAGACTACTTCGGCCATCGCTTACTCCTTCATCAGCGTCGGGCTGATCTCAATAGTCCCCTGGAGGGCTCTGTCTTCGTCGAGCCTAACCTCGATATAGAGGCGGCTGGTTTCCCGATGGCTTTTCCCGGACGCAGGGATTGCCTCGGTTTCGGCCGCAGTCAGGCTCAAGGTAAAGTTCCCTCCAGGACCGTCTGTTATAGTGAATAATGGTGCGGCTAGGACCTCCCTGGATTTGGCGCTGTCCTTTATGATGCAGACCCCTGTCATGCCACTTATATCTACAGGAGTATCGATTCCGTTCTCTCGCTCTGATACATTTACGCTTATTCCCCAGGGAGAGCCCTGTAGAATGCCGTTTCCGTTCGCAACAGTGAGGTCAATTGTCGCCGGTTTTATCATTGATTTTTTTCTCCTTGTCCAACTCCGGCCGGTATAGGGCCGATCGCTGCACGTTATTGGCGACGTTGAGCCCCTGGGATATTCCAGAAAGCGTGATAATGGCTGCGACTATAGCCTTGGAAATTGCCTGAGCCCCATCTCTGTCGATTGCTATGGTTACGAAATAAACCGCCAGGACGCTGGCCAGGCTGGACCAATAGGTCGCGGCCTTGGTTAGCGGGTTGAATTTCACTCTCTTGCCTCCTGAAAATGGGCGGGGTCCTGCTCGTCGCCCTGCCAATTGTAGCCGGCCTCGATGCCATGCCGGGCGGCTATCTCTGCCATTCGGGCCCAGCCTGCCCAGGTCGCTGGAGCCCACCAGATCTTTCCCTTCTTGGTCGGCCAAATATCGAGGGCCTTCCCCTCCAGGTGTCTGCTCTCCATGGTCCATGTTACGGGCTTGACCGCTTCCCTCTCGCCGATCTCGTAAAGTGCCGCCCGCCGGTATAGGGCCTGAACAAATATCACGGCCTGCTTTCGGTACTTGACCGGGGCCTTGGATGCTAAAAGCCTTGAAAAATAGGCTATCTGTGTATCCTGGCTGCGTAGGGTTTCTAGGACGGTAAAACCGTCAGAGCCCATGCATTTAAAATTGCTCGTGTTCGCTTTGAGGTCTGCGATAAATGCGCGGGCTTTGGTTCGGAAAGGCTCGGCGAGATCTTCTATTTTCGTACTCATTCCCGGTGCTCCCCGGCTGCTGACCGCGCCGGCGTTTGGACTGTGGGCGGGGCTATCTTGTCTATCCTATCTTTTATGTCCCGGATCATATCGGTGAGGTTATCGATTTTTTCGTTTATCTTGCCCAGGTCAACGTCGGTGCTATGGGTCTTCCCCTCTAGGGTCTTGATTTCCTTCCCCTGGGCAATGACTTTTTCCTCTAAGGCTTTGATCTGCGCGTTGCGCTCTCCCTCTTTCACGGCGAGTTGCCTCCTCTGATGTAGCGTTGCCCATATCGCCCCGATGGCTGTTGCTATTGATAAAATCTGAACGATGATCCCCAGGTTTATGGTTATATTCATCCTGTCGTTCCCTTTATGACCATATATGGTTTCCGTCCACGGATCCGTATACTCCAATGCAGGTTAGGGATCCGTTTGCGTTGTACCCCTGAGCCCTGAATCGATAGCGGCCGGGGGTTAGCATTAGGCAGCCCTCGTTGCCGGCGTCGACGCGGTAGTAGCTGCCATTTGAATAAATCTCAATCGCTATATAGTTCCTGTCCGGCGATCCCGTAATGATGCACGTGATCGGCTTGTAAACCGAAAATAGGGCGGACGCGTCGCCTGGATTGTTTAGGTTTCCGCTTGATCTGGTGGCGATCGGGGTTGAATCGTCGTCAATTTTTGTCAGGTCGAATCCGTAGTTCGTCGTTAATTCGTTCCCCAGAAGTGTTTCAAGACGGTTGGTTTTTAGCTTCGGGGTGTCCATGTAGTCGCCGGCGGATACGACTCCGCTGGCTGATAGTCCGTCGGCCTCGAGGATGGCCGTCGTTCCTGAATTTGCATCCGTTCCGGTTTTATATATTTTCAGCTTATTCGGGTATTCAAACATCATGCTTAGGCCGCTGTATGGGTCCCGTATTACTGGATAGCCTAGAACCGATATGTATTGCTGTAGGCGCTCTCGCCATACTCCGCTTACTGCCTGGGCGAATCTCAATACCTGGATCTCGCTTCCAAAAAGGCTATACCCGCGGGCGATCTGGACCTTTTGGCCGGCAGGTGATCCGGTGAGGTCGTGGGTCCCTACGTTGATTCCGTCGCTTGCGTCGGCCCCGTCGCCGTCATTGGAAACGCTGATCCGTTTGTCAGCGCTTCGTATAAAAAGCCCGGTTATGCTGCCGGTGGCGGTTATGTCCTGGGCGAAAATGAATTTGGCCAGGAGGATATCAAAGGCCGCGCTATTCGGCGCATAATTGGAGCTTGTCCCGTAGGCGTCGCTGATCGTATTCCCGGCGCTGTCGACCCGTACAAAGGCAGTCACGGCGGAAAGGATGTAAAGGAAACATCGTCCTACCTGGTCCGGGGTCGGGGCTGCCTGTCTCTCCCATCCCTCGGCGGTGGAATATTTATAGATCCCCCGCTCCGCGAGCGTGTTTGAATATATGACGGCGAGATCCGCCTCTTTCGCGCCTGGTATGCTCTCAAGGTATGAATACGGGTAAAGCCCGAGGCATTGGGGAAGGCTGCCCCGGACCTCCTCGGCGATCTGCTGCCCGAGCCTCGCGTATATCGCTTCCTCTAGGGTGGTTTTTGTCGTGTAGTAGGTCGACCAGGCGGCGTCGTATTCGCTCCCGGTTATGTCCTCCGTAAAGGTCATGGCCTCATCTGCGAGCCATGCCGGCAAGGCGATCCCGTCCCATGTTTCCCCGGCGTTTAGGTATACGCCGAGGGCGTGGAAAGCGTTTTCGTAGGCCGTTTTTTCTGTCGTGATCCCCAGGGCTGCCGCCTGGGCGCTCAACGCGGTGACGGTATTCTTGGCCACAAGGAAATCGCGGCGGGTTATGATTTTCTTAGCCGGGGTTAGCCGATCGACGCTGCTCTCATCGCTTATCTGGTCCGCGTTGCCGGCTGTTGCTGTGGCCAGGACTCTTATACTGTAGCCGTAGCGGGCGAAATAATTCCTATTTTTTAGGGTTACGCGAATAGATAGGGTCCCTGGGCCCCGCTGGGTGATCGTCCGCTCAACGACTACGAAATATCCGGCGGATCCTTCCGGCCAGTCTCCGCCAGCGGCTATTTCCCATTCTGTATATAGGGCGGTATTCCCTAAATCATGGCACGTGCACGAAAGGGCTATTTCGGCCTCCGCGTGTTGCTCCGCGGTGGCGATCGCGTCCAGGGCTGCCGCGGTGGGGTTTCTGATCGATGTATCTGATTTCAAGTTTTCGATCTTCCCGCTCGTGCCCGAAAGTGCCGCGATGGTGTCCTTGATGGCCGTATTCGTATGGGTTCCCGTTATCCCGGCGCTTGCTCCCTTTACAATCTGGACGGTCCGGAGATCTCCGTAGGATCTGCTTTTCGTGATCTCGGTTACATGGACCGGGGCGGCGACGGTGGGGAATTCGTCCCGAATTAGGAAATAGAATTTTTTGTCCGGGCTGATGTAGTAGCTGGCCCGGCCTACCTTTTCCGCGAGCTCGTCCAGGATCTCCGAAACCTTCGAATAGGTCTTACGGTAGGCCCCGATCTGCTCTGTTATAGTCGAAATCCCTCCGAGGGTGATTCCTTCCTCTGCGATGTAGTCGTTAAAAATGTCCAGGATTATCTGGTCGATCCGCTGGTTATACCAATTCCTTTTTACCAGGCGGAAAGTGAATATGATCTCCATGGATTGGATGTCCAGGGTATAGCGGCGGGGCTCGTATCCGGTGGACGTGGGCGGATCCTGGACCGTGGCTATTATCCCTGAAAATTCCGGGATTCCGTCAATCAGGATCTGGGCGGCCTGAAGAGGTTGCGGAATAGGATTGGTTTCCTTCAAGATCGATACCGTAGAAAGAGAAACAGCACCGGCCTGTTGTCTGATTATAAAATCATCGGCAGCCCTGTATGTGGTCCCGGATATCTTAACTTCAATTGCCATAGGCGGCCCCTTGGAATTCGTCGGAGAATTGCCAGGCTATGCGGCCAATTTCCCGACCGTCTACCTTAAGCTCTCCGGTGGCGGTGATATTGAATTGAACGGGCGCGGGGCTTATGACTCCCCTCCCTACATTCCCGGCCACAGATGTGGGGCCGATGAAAATTCCGGCGGTCCTGGCCTGCTCGGCGATTCCCGGCTCAAGGATCATTTCCTTATTGTGGATCCGGGCTAACTGGTCCCCTTGTACGTTCAGGGTCCCCACGTCGTAACTGCCAAAAGCTGCATCGATAACGCCGGTAGCTATCTGGGCGGCGGTTGCTGCCTGCTCATAGAGCCCGGCTAGGCGATCCTTCAGGGCCTGCAGCTTGTCGCTCGAGAATCCGCCGGCGATCCCGGCCGCGATCTCCTTTCCTATGGCCGCGGCCTCTGCGACAAAGGCGTCCGTAAATACGGCGGCCTTTATTACGCTTTCGGAAATGTATTCCTGCATCGAATAAAGGAAATCTTCGCGGCTGAATCCCTGGGTCAATCCGTCGATGATCTTCTGGGTTATCTGGGATCCGGTATCCTTCAGGCTGTCGAAGAAATTGGCGGCTTCTTTTGTTACCTTGCCCAGGACCGCGGCATAAGCTAGGGCGGATTTGCTCGCCTTCGTGAATAAATCTCGGTTTTCCTTCAGGGCGTCGTTTTGCTCTTTTAGATCATCGGTTACGGCCTGGACCGCCGCGTTTGCATCGTCGTACTGATCGGCCAGGCCCTCTACAACGCCGGCCCCTACAAAGGCGGCGGTGGCTGCTAGCCCTGCGGCGACGGCGGAGGCTGCGGCCGCTGCTGCTCCGGCGATGTTCCCAAATAATAAATTTGTGATTCCCAGCGCGGCGTTATATGCGGCCTGGGCGAGTAGCTGATAGCCGACGGATCTTAATACTCCAGCCAGGGCGCGTAGTGCCGACGTCCCGAATCCGTCCCAAGCGCTGCTGCCGTCAACGATAGATCTCCCGAGGGTTTCCATGCTCCCAGCTATCTGATCCTCTAAGGTGTTGTATATGTTCCCTAGGACGTCGTTCCAGTCATCAGCGTCTGCTTTAATGTTGTCGGTTAAATTTCTCCAGGCATCCTTGATCTTATCGATAACAGGGCCAAGGAAGGATGCTTTGTGCGCCATTTCTTCAAGGTATCTTTCGTATGATCCAGCCCAGATGTCAGCTCTTTCCTGCTGTTTGTCAGCCTCGGCAATCTGCATCTCTCTGATTTGATCAGCTATCGACGAAGCAGGCTTTATCCCTTCAGGAACGACTCCAGACTGTCCAAAGGTAGGCTTGCGTTCTTTATATTCGGCCTCCATCGCGTCGAGAACTTCTTCCCACATTTTTTCCAGGGTATCTTCTACAGTTTTCGCCTTAGCCCAAGCAGCCATTCCTTCCCGATACGCTTTCCCGTACTCCATCGCCCCGGACTGTGCGGCTTCAAGAGATGCTGGAATAATTACTTCAGAAATAAGTTGATCGGCGAGGTCACCGCCGTAAATTGAAACTCCTTCAGGAGTAATGCCAGATTGCCCTTTGCTACCGGGCTTAACGGCATATTCTGCGATCATAACCTCTAGTTCGGCGAGCGCGATCTGTTCAGCTTGCTCGCTCAGCATTGCGATCTGGTCAGCGATAGAAGCCCCTCCGGCTCCTTCGCGAGGGCTTATGCCAGACTGGCCATATTGTGGGGTAGTGAATTCCTTTTGGAGTTCATCTAATTGTGAGGCAAGTTGTTCGATAAAATCATCGCGGGATACATAATTTTCAATGGCAAGGCCAGACTGGCCCCTAGCCCCTGGTTTTGAAGCAAATTCCGCTTCAAGGGCGGGGAGGGATTCGTATGCTATTCGCTTTGTGTCCTCATCGAGTGCGATCTTGTCAAAGTAGGCTTTTCGTTCATCTCGATATTTCTGCCCCGACGCCATTGCATCGATCTGATCTTTTATTTGTGACTCTGATAGCTTTGTTGACTGAAGGACGCCTTTTTCAAATTGTTCGTACACCTGACGAGCATACTTGTACCCGGCCGCCGAATAAGGCCCGCTCGTTGGTGGGGCATATTTCTCAAGAACCTTTTCGATATCAACGCTTTTTAATTCAGCAAGCTTTTGTTGGGTTGCAACAATTTCGTCGCCAAGCGTCCGAAGCTCAGAAGTTCCTTCCTTGGTATAATTTTTCAGGCTTGAAGCCAAAGAGTCTTGGAGTGCAATGCCTTTTTTTGAGTCCTCAACAACAAATTCGGCAAGCAGTCTATTTCTGGCCTCATACCACTTCTTTTCAATGGCCGCGGTGTCTTCACCGTTCCGTTCGGCCAGGGCAATTCTGGCCTTGTATTCGGTATCGAGATCCTTGAGGCGTTCTCCCTGGGATTCGCCTTTTGGGATGTAGTCGGCGGTGGCGGCTGTGGTAGTCCCGATCCCTTCCGGTAAAAGCCCCGCGTCAACGTTTGTTTTTAGGGCTGCCGCCTCCCTGGCTGCTGCTTCCCTGGCCGCTTTGCGCTCGGCTGCGGTTGCTTTGATTGCGGCAATTTCTGCCCTTTGGGTCGCCTCCGTGGCGTCTTGTTTTGCCTTGGCGGTCTTTATCGCCTGGGCGGCGTCTGCCTTGGCGGCGTCAATCGAGCCCTGGAGGTTATCATTGAATCCCCGGACCGATGCGGCCGCGTCGCTGAACAGGTCCCCGACGAAGGGCAACTTGCCTAAAACCTCGAGGAGCTTGGCTATCCCCGATAAAACCGGCCCGGTTACGGCCTGGGCTAAATTTAAGACCGCTATTTTTGCTCCGTTAAATCCGACTACAAAGGCTTCCTCGATCTTGGAGGCTAAAATCGAAAACGCGGCCTTTAGCTTGGCTATTGTTTCGTTGAATACGGTGACTACTTCGTCCCAATTCTTGACCAGGTAAATGATCGCCGGGATCAATACCATGGTAATTGCGGCGGCTATCAGGCCCATGGGGTTGGCGGTTAGTGCTGCTCCGACGGCTTTCAGGGCTTGCGCTAGGGCGGTAATGATCGCATGGCCCTTTGCTACGGCGAAAAATGCAATCAGTCCGCCGGTGACGGCTGCCAGGCCGATAGCAATTCCCTCGAGGATCTGCGGGGCGTTTCCATTCTCGTTTAGGGCCTTAAACCATTCGGTGATTCGGTTTGTCGCCTCGATCAATTCTTGCCGGAGGGGCTTTAGTGCTTCGGTTAAGAATCGGCCCATCTCTTCTTTCAACTCGCCCTGGGCTACGTTTAGCTTGTCTTTTATCGCCGATGCGGTATTGTTCGCGGCTTCTGCGGCTCCTCCGAACGTGGTGGCCAGGGCGTCAATGATGATCTTCTGGGCCTCGGCAGTTTTTCCCGTCTGAACTAATTCTTTGAGCAGCTCTTTTTCCTGCTGCGTCCAGCGGAAGCCTTGCCGGGTTAGTGAATCGATACCGGCTATGGGATCATCGAGGGCTTTCCCTACGGCCTGCGCGGCGCTGGAAAGATCCATCCTCATGACCTTGGCCATATTTATGATCTGGAGGCTTGCGGCCTCGAAATTATCACCTTTGATGTTCTTAAATCCAAGCAGCACATTCTGCATGGAAAGGATCGTGTCATCAGCGTAGCCGGTCAGGGCCTGAAACTTATTCGCCATTTCCTGGACGGCTTTTGCGGTGGTCCATGAATTGGCCCCGGTAGCCTTTAGTGTGGCGTTGAGTATAGCGACGGCTGTTTCACTGGCTGCAAATTCGGCCTCAAGGGCTGCCGTTTTGGAAGCGAGGGCGCCGACAGCCTGTTTGACCATGTTGAAGGCTGCGATGGGGCCCTGCATGAGGTCGCGCATGGTCTGCGCGGCGTTTCGCAGCTTCCCTTTTACTTTCTCAAGGTCTGGCCCGAGTTCGCTGTCATCGATTTGAGTATTGAATCGGATCGTGCCGTCGTATCCCTGTATCATTCCGCTATCCCCAGAAGGCTGTCAAAGAGCCCGGTCATCACATCGGGTGCCTCTTCGAGCTGGTAATACTCTTTGAGTCTGGCAAGATTATTCCGCTCCGCCGGTGTCATGTGCTTGGAATATTCTCGCCTGCGTATGTCGATTACTGCGGACAACTTCGTCCCTTCATCCGGGAGTCCTTCGAGCAGCTCGCAAAAGATCCACCAGTGGATCCTGGCCTTTCGCAGGTTGATTCCGTACACCTGAAGGAATGCCGCATATATCCGGCCAGAGTCTTCCAGGAGGTCGAAGGCTTTCACAGGCTTTGCAGCGTCGGCTGACTCGTCTTCCTCGGGCTCCGCTCCGCGGTTAATGAAATACCGCAGGTGCGCGGCCAAGTCTTCCAAATCTTCCCGCAGGATGCTGTCGCCGTAGAACATGGAAAGGCCCAGGACAGTTTTATCCTGGTCTTCGATGTCCTGGTCCTTGAGTAGGCGCAGATATGCCAGGACCGTTCGGTAATCCGTATCGAGCCGGTAATCCCTCCCGCTGACAGTGATAGTCTCAGGGGGCCGGTCGATGAGCGGGTTAAACCGTCTCCGCATCCTCGGGAGCCTCGACCGGGCGAATGGATTCTTTCTTTATCTTGGCGCCGGCGCTTTTAATCTCGTCGGTGATGAAGGCGATAAGGTCAACCATCTCGAGGATGTCGTACCCAGATGCTTCGAACAGCTCGTCGAATTTGCCGGGCATGACGGCTTCGACTACTGCCTGTTCTTTCTCTTTAAGGAAGTCGAAAGCCTTTTCAATGTCGAACAGGGTATCCTTCGGGAGGGCGTTAAAATCCTCGGCGTACTTTTGCACGTCCCGCGAAAGCGAGGACACCTTCTTGATATAGTCCCAATTTGACGCGCTGCAATTGAATTCATATACCTTCCCGCAAATATTGACGCTGTGAATGTGCTGTTTTGGTTTAAATGAAAATTCTTTCACCGGCTCCGCTCCTTTGTGGTGTAGGGCTAGGAAATAGGCGGGGTATTTAGCCCCGCCTCTGGTTTATCAGGACAGCTTTATGTCCGCTGCCTGAAGCAGCTGGTACGCGGCCCTGACAACGTGGTTATATTGGTCAAGTTCATACATTGTCAGGTATTGGTTTACTGCGGCGGTTATATCCGAACCGCTAGAATAATCCGTATACCTGGGAATATATTCCCTGCCGCGAAGGTTTAAAGGTGCGACGGTCAATCTGTAGGCAAGTTTGTTTGATGCCCCGGGCGTAGCGGTGAATTTGGTTGTATTAAGCCCTGATCCCATCGAAACAACAACGGCTAATGCTGGCGGATACATTGGGTCGGTCTTCGAGGGCTTCCCGTTGAGGTGGATCTCGAAACCGCAGGCCGCGGGGCTGTTCGCCTCCCCTCCGGGAAGCTGGATGTTGGCAATGGTACACTCGCCGAGGATTACGGTCCCGTCTGCTCCGGTGGCGCGAAAATTGGTATGCCTGGCAATGCCAAGGTCCAGGGCTTTGGAGAAAATGAAATCCTGGGCTGCGTTTCCGGGTATCCTGTCGCCTGAAAAGGCATAGACAAGCTGAAATCCTGTCACTTCGGTGGACTGGCCTCCGTCGTCATCGAGGTAGGCTTTCTGATCCAATTTTTCATTGGTCGCGGGGCTGGCGCTGACCAGGCCGTCCCCGAGGCGGGCCCAGGTCCTGCTGGCCCCCTCCGGGGTGATGTCCAATTCAAACAGGTTCTGAAAATTCAATGGGGCGCTCATGTGCTACTCCTCCTGGAAATAAACCAGCCTAAAAGAGCTGGTATAGGTTCTCACTCCAGCTTCGTCCTCCCCTACGGGTGACGGCCGTGTGACCGCATTCAGGCGTCCTTCGGCGATTCCGAATAGCGCCGAAAATGCGTCAATGTTCAGGGCATCCACGAGCGCGGCAAGGGTTTTCCTAGCCGACTCGGGATTCTTTGACCTGGCGTAGTAGGAAAAATCGAACTGCGCCCAATAGCTGCCGGTCAAATAGCGGCGTGTGATAACCGGGCTGGGATCGTGCCGACACATCAGCTCGTCATCAGTGTCGCCGGGGAAGAAGTCCTCGTAGATCGTCGCCGGAGCGATGATTTCACTATCGCTTGCGGCCGCCTGTACGAGAGCTTCGAGGGCGTAGGCATTGATTCCCAGCATGATGTCAGGCATTGCTCGCCGCCCTCTTTTGTGCAAGTAAAAGCCAGGCTTCCCGGTTCCTGGCCTTTGCTTCCTCGAACCATTTCATGCGAGCATTCGGATTTTTATCCTTGCTCTTGTTTGGTAATCCGTAGTACTGAGCCCTTGCGTAGGGAGTTGCCCACAGGACTCGGCCTTTTCCAATCTCGGAAGCAGTTAAGGCTGAACCCTGAAGCGTCCCCTCGGCCATAGGACAGAAGTAATTCGAATCTTTGACAACTTGGATGTCTAAAGCCGCTTGCGCTCGTCCTAGGGCCGCCCTGCGCAACCGAAGAGCTTTCGCGGTGTCGAATTCAACCGTCGGGTTAAGCAAGGCGCACCTCGTAGTGGTGGACGCTGCTGCCCGACCCGTAGAACGGGGTTATTGTGCGAACAACCATAGCCTGCCCTTGGAAGGTCACTCGGTCTTTTATTGCCGGGATAAACCCAACAGGCCGGCTGTTCTTGCTGTCGATGAACAGGAGAAAGCGGTCGTTTTTGGCATCTCCAAGACTTGAAAGCGCGTTCTGCTTCACAGGTTCGATGCGGATGCATTCAAGCTCGACGGACTCGCCATAGACAGGACCGTTTTTTCCCATGCCGGAGTACCGATCTACTGTGGCGAAGTGGGGAAGGAGCCTCCGGGGTATCGGACTACTCATCGAGTCCTCCGCCCTGGCGGCCAAGAACCTCTACGCCCCGGAACATTAATCCGGTTTGCTCTAGATAGGCTCTCGCGCGAGGACATAAGGCTGCCGGACTTTTCCGCTGCTGGTATCCAACGGTTCGAGAAAAGCTGCCGATCTGTTCACTTCCTGCATTTTCGCCATCGTTATAGGTGTCGCCGTTCTGGACGTAGAATTCGACCTGGGCGCAGACAGCTTTCTTTACCAGCGACAACGTGGGTTCGGTGAGACTTCCGAAAACGAACGAATGCCCGGTAGCGAGGTCAATGTCATCCGATGCTCGGGCTGCAAGTCTTGGGAAATCGACGCCTGCATCAACGCCGAAATAGGTGTCACTGTAATATGCCAGGTCGATATACGACATTATTTAGCCGCCTTGGCCTTCTTGGGCGGATCAGCCTCAACAGGGCGGGGTGGCAGAAGTTTCCCGTCTGCATCACACTCGCCATCGAGAATAAACCCCTTAGCCTCGGCTTCCTTCACCCCAGCAGCGTCCTTCCGAATAATCGATACGCTGCCCCTAGTTAACCTGTATGCCATCGATTTACCTCCTTAGGGGTATCCCCCAGGGCTTAACCGTCCTGGGGTATTGATTAAGCGTGGATATCGCCAGCCGCGAGGGTCGCGACTGCGTACTTAAGAACGTGCCCGGTGGCATCGAGGACGTACATGTGCAGCCGGTTAGTGGCGATGGCGGTAGCGATATCGGCCCCGGAGGTATATGCGGTCAGGTCCGTCGGGACGTCGTTGTAATTCGGAGCAGCGGCATCTCCGGCGGTGAGCTTATATGCGAGGCTGTTTCCGGTCCCGGCGGTCGCGGTAAATTTCGTACCGGCGGCGGCACCAGCGGCGACAGTGGCATTCAGCGCGGGGACACTGATCGGGGTATAGTTCACATACACGCCATCGAACTTATTGTCGAAAATCCAGATGTCGTGATACCGGCGATAGAAGAGGCTCCAGCCGTCGTACTTCTGATTCGCGTCCGGATCGATGATCTTCGGCTTTTCGCTCTTGGTGATCGCCAGCGGAGCGACCTTCGCCATGATGATCCAGTTGATCTGCATGGCATTGGTTCCAACCGAGAAGCCCGCGGTAGCGTCAAAGTCGTAGACGGTTTTAAGGCGGCCACTGGGTACTTCGATGATAGGGATGGTTCCATCCAGCATCTTCACCTTGGTGTTGATATTGCCGTTGGCGAAGTTCTGATCGGATACGAGAACCTGCTTGGAGATCTCCGTGGACTTAGCCAAGATAGCGGCGGCAGGCATGCTCATCATCACGACGAGGGGAACATTATTCCCGATGGTGTCCTGCATCGTCTTGATCTCGCCCACAAGCTGGCTGTAGATCGTTTCTTTAGCGGGGGTGTATGCACCAGTTTTCAGCTTCTGATTGGAGAGCTGGAAAATCTTGGAATAGCGATAGGAATCGATTTCCGGGATTACCTGTTCAGTCTGAAACTGCTTCAGGACATCCCCAGCCACGATGAGGAAGTTCGTCTCATCGACATCCATTCTATCGAGGTTGAAGGTCTGGGCGCGGTCCTGCGTGAAGGTGAAGGTTTCCCATGAAAGGGTTACAGCACCGCCGGCGGGATAGCCGGAGGTCCTGCTGTAATTCCCCAGGCCGGTGACCGAGCGCTTCGGGACTTTTACGGTATTGCCGCCCTCGTATTTTACGAGGCCAGCGTTTCCTTCCATCCAGGCAGTGGTAGATTCCTGATTGAACTGCTCGTCGAGCCTGGTCTGGTATAGGACAGCATACTCAAGGGTATTGGCTGCCATTGTTCGATCCTCTGGGCACAAAAAAACCAGAATCGGCGTGTGCCCTTAAAAAACTTCTCTATCCCATACGGGAAGAGGCTTGGTTTTTCGTGACACGGGCGACCCCGACCCTGGTTTATACGGTCCCAGTCCGACCGACCCCCGGGATTAAAAATTCTCGATGTGAGGAGCCCCGGATTACCCCTCGATATTTATACTATTAAATCCCGAAAAAAAGGATTTGTCAATACATATTTTCAGGATTTCGCACGAGAACCGAAAACTTTATCAAGTTCAGCATCCGCTGCGGCCATAGTGCTAGACATCTGGTTCTTTATCCTGGTGTTCTGGCTGGGCAGTGGAGGGGTTGATTGTCCTTTAAAGTCAGGAAATTCGGCGATAATCGCTTGGATCTTCGCTTCTAATGTTGCTCCTTCGAATATTGGGAGGAGCTTCACCAGCTTTTCGACTTTCTCCTTCGGTACGCCGGCTTCAAGTGCTGCGGCTTTCGCCTCGGCCTTTTCTGCTCGACTTAGAGCGTCCTTCTTCTCGTTTTCCGCTTGGTCCGCTCTATCCTTCTCGCGCTGGGCTTCGGTCTTTTTGGCTTCAGCTTCGGTTTTGGCAGCAGCAAGGAAATCATCGAATGCCTTTTCGCTCTCAAAGCCATGCTTTTTCCACAGCTTCTCTCCGCCTTCTTTCTTGGCGGCGGCGACAAGGGCGTCGAGTTCGGCCTGGGTCATTTCCTTTTTCGCAGGGGGAGCTGCAGGGGGATCTGCAGGAGGATTCGCGGGGGGCGTGGAAGGAGGCGTCTTGGGAGGATTGGTAGGGGGAGTATTCCCACCGCCGCCGCCGCCGCTACCATCAGCTTCATACAAAAACCGATTCGATATCATCTTAGTAGGATCCACTTCATGACCTCCTTAGTCATATACCTGTTCTCGTGCGCGTTGCCGGGTTCGTCCCGTCTCCGCGATGAAATCTCTCATTACTGCCTGGCGCTCTTGAATCTTCGACTTAGCTTCCGCGACAGCCTTCTGATCTCCAAGTGCTTCCAGCGTTCCAAGCTCTCGCTTTGCCGCCCGGATCGATCGCTCGATGGCGCGTTGTTTCTGGCTTTCTTGGTACTGCTCGGCGTTTTCTTCTACGTTCTCCGTGGGTGCATAGGTCTGGCGACTTATCCCTTCGAAGAACGGATATTGCATGTGGCCGCAGTTGATCCCGAACAAGCCCGCAGGCTCTCCGTAACTCGTCGATGACAGAGGCGGGTATTTTTCGGACTTCCCGGAGATAGAAAAAATTCTGCCCTGATACGGTGCGCACAAGGGCCGGGCACCGGCATGGGATGAAACCTCAATGAGGTCCGCACCGTATTCTTCTGCCCGTTTGAATTGGACCTCCGTGGCGACCCTTGTCGTATTGGTTCTGATGACCATGTTCGAATAAGCCTCGGTTGTCCATTGACGCCCCGCCCGGTCTACGATCGATGGGATCCCAGAAGCTGCCCATTCCTTCACGGTGCTGACCAGTGCCTCTCTACCTGACATGGCTCCGGTGAGGACCTGGAGCGTGGTGCGGTTGATGGTGGCGACATACGTCTGCCCGGCTTTTTCAAGCATCGTCGCCATCGCCAGATTCATCTGATCCACCGCTGATTCTTGCCAGGCCATAATGATCCCATGCATAACCGGGTCTGCCTCGGGCGGAAGGGGAGAAAAAAGCGATGCTCCGCGGGCTTTCGCTTGGGCCATGATCTTTTCGCTTCGTAGCAGCCGATCCATGGCTGCCTTTTCAATCTCGGACATTGTCCCCGAGAGAATCCCATCCCGGTACCTCTTCAAGATGCTTGCTGTCTCGTTGGTGAGGGCTCCTAGTTTCTGCAGCCGATCTGTTTTCCAGTCCGCAGATGCGATATTCCCAGCCCGTAGGTGTCGGGCAATTGCCAAGAGGATCTCGCTTTCAGCTTCCCAGAGCAGATCGGTCGGG